TTTGATCCACTGTTTTGCTAGATAGTCGTTAAGTAATTCTGAATCAGGACGATAATTATAGACGTAAAGTAATAACTCTTCCTCTGTACGAGGACGTTGAAGAAGTGTAAGTTTTTTAGTAGTTGTATTCCATTTAAATTCAATAAATGATCCAAACATACGTCCAACTAATTCTTGGTATCCTGCAAACATATCATATGTTGCTAGGCCTCCCATATTAGAACTTGAAAGCAAGTAAGTGTTTGTATATGCTAAGTTAAAAGGTTCGAACAAAGTTCCACCGTCTCCGCCACCGCTGCGTGAGCCAATGCTTCTGCGGAATAACTTGCGTACTTCTACTACTTCATTTGGAAGTATGTATTCGTTTTGATCTTCAACTGTAGGCATAAACAAATAACTTTCTTCTACTGAGTTATCTGAACGCTGTCTAAATTTAGACAATGCCTTAGTAAGTGCAGTTTCGTAATGCACTGGATCTAGTTCAACATCAACCATGCCTCCGCCTAAAAAGGCTTCTACATAGTCAAATACTTCTTGTTTCTGTGTTTGAGTGACTGCCATTTACTTTTCTCCGATATAGTATTTATCTTTCGATAAATATGTATATGCCAAGATTAAGTTTATACAAACCAGAGCGCGGTGCAGATTATAAATTTCTAGATCGCCAGATTAACGAAATGTTCACAATAGGTGGAACAGATGTATTTGTCCACAAATATATTGGTACGAACGACGGAACAACAGAAAAGGATCACACACAGATCCAAGATATGTTGTTTTTAGAAAATCGCGATAGAAAATACGATCCAGATGTTTATAAATTACGTGGAATTTACAATGTACAAGATATAGATTTTGATTTAAGCCAATTTGGTTTGTTCCTTAGTAACGACACATTGTTTATGACTGTACATATTACAAGTTCAGTTGAAGCAATAGGACGTAAATTGATGCCAGGTGATGTAATTGAATTACCGCACTTGAAAGACGAGTATGCACTAAATGATTTTAGTGTTGCACTAAAACGTTTTTATGTCATTGAAGATATCAATCGTGCAGCGGAAGGATTTTCGCCTACTTGGTATCCACATTTATATAGATTAAAATTGAAACAGATTGTTGATAGTCAAGAATACAAAGATATACTTGATTTACCTGCAAGCGAAGATTATCCAGAAGATGGAACACTGCGTGACGTATTAAGTACATTTGAAGCAGAAATGAATGTCAACAATGCAGTAGTTGCAGAAGCAGAAGCAAACACTCCCAAGAGTGGATATGACGTAGATGACAATTACTACACACTTGCAGTTGATGAAAATACAGGTAGAAAAAAAGTTCAACAAGTTGCAGAAGATGGAAGCACTATTACTGATAGCGCAACACCTACAACACATGGTTATAAGGGATTACTAATTGGTGACGAATTTGCTCCAAATGGCAGTAACTTTGCAAGCGGTATTAGCTTCCCATTAGACAGCGTAGAAGGCGACTATTTTTTAAGAACAGACTTTTTGCCACAACGTATGTTCCGTTATGATGGAAGACGTTGGTTAAAAGTTCATGATGTTAAGAGAGCACCTATGTCAAATGGTACTACACAAACACTACGTGGATCATTTATTAATGATGTTGACACATACATTTATGACAATCCTATTGCACAAGACTTTGTGCGTTTAAATATAGGACAATCTGTAATTAATACAGAAATTTCTTATATAACAGCAAAATATATACAACTCGAATATACAACAGATACCGGAGACGGGTTTGTACGTTTGAATTATACTGTTGCTGACAATCCTGGCATGATAACTAGTTACGTATATACATCTACTATAGATGATTTTAAAATTAACGAAACAGTTACTATTACTGATTTAGGGTCTACTAATTGGAATAATGTAGCTAATACTACAGGCGCTACATATTCGGTCGGAGACGAAATTATAATAATTAATAAAGGGTTTGGTAACGGCACTGCTTCAAGCAACCGTGTAAGAATTACTTTACCAAACAGTGCTATTAAAGACGAAGGTCTGTATAGTCTAACATTACACAATGATAGAAAACAACAACGTCAAGCACTGTCACAAGTTTTAACACCTAAGGCAGATAACTAATGGCTCAACATTTTTACGACGGACAAATAAGAAAATATCTTGTACAAATGATGCGTATGTTTAGTAACTTTAGTTACCAAACAGGCGACGGCACAGAAAAACAAGTTCCTGTATTATACGGAGATTTGACTCGTCAAGTAGGATCTATCTTAAGAGATAATTCTGAAAATAAAATTCCAAGTGCGCCAAGGATGGCAATTTATATTACAGGATTAGAAATAGATCGTGATAGAACTAGCGATTCTAGTTATGTAAACAAACGTCATGTTAGGGAACGTGCTAAAGATAGCAATGGAGACTACACAACCGAAGAAGGCCGCAAATATACTGTAGAACGGTTAATGCCTACACCATACAAGTTAACTGTAAATGTCGACATATGGAGTACAAACACAGATATGAAACTACAGATTATGGAGCAAATATTGATGCTGTTTAATCCTAGTTTAGATATTCAAACAACAGACAACTATTTAGATTGGACAAGTTTAACCACGGTAATGTTAGAAAGTGTAACCTTTAGCAGTCGTGCTATTCCGGTGGGTGTTGATTCAGAAATTGATGTTGGACAAATGACATTTAGTACACCAATTTATATTAGTCCGCCTGCTAAAGTTAAACGTCTTGGTGTTGTTACAAATATTGTTACAAGTATTTTTGACGGTGACGGTTATTACGACTTTGAAAAAATGCTTGAAGGCACAAACTTATTCAGCATAGGCGGTGCTACACAACCGTATCAGATGGACGGTGCTGTGGACAGCAGTAAAGTAGTCGATACTGGAGCAACACCTAGTGACGGTGACGGAGTACTTACTCCAAGAGAACAAATTACAAGAACAGTTCACCCTGTAGTTAAAAATCCACTACAAAATCGTGTTCTTATTCTTAATGGTGAAATACAACTACTCGAAAACGGATTACCAAGTAATACGGCATGGCCTGATTACTTTGATCAAATACCCGGAAGATACAAGGCTGGACTCAGTGTTATGTATTTTAGAAAGCCGGACATTAGCGGCTTAATAGCAGGGCGCATAACTGTTAATTCTTTAGATGAAACTAAACTTGTTATTGACTGGGATAAAGATACATTGCCAAGCAATGATACTATTCAAGGACCAGCACGTAATATTAATCAATATTCTAGTATAGATTATATTATTGACCCTTTGCGCTATGATCCAAAATCTGATACTTCAAAAGCAGGAGTACGTTTACTAATATTAGGTTCAATAGGCGATACTGATAATGCAGACGGCGCAGATGCATGGAAGAACACAGATAATACAGACTTTGTAGCAGGCGCAAATGACATTATTGAATATGACGGTGCAAATTGGCACATTGTGTTTGATGCAAGTAAAGAGTATTTGCCTTATAACAACGAAACAATTACAAAATTATATACAACAAATCTTAATACAGGAGTTCAATATTACTGGGACGGCGATCAATGGCTACTAAGTGTAGACGGTGAATATGCCAAAGGTGACTGGGTAATTAATCTAGATGGATAATTACTAGTATGAACAAGATAGTTTGTAGTGGTGCTCTCTTCTATGCACTTAATACTAAAAGATTTTTATTTTTACACAGAGCCGGCGGCAAAACTGCTGGAACTTGGGGTCTTGTAGGTGGTGGCACTGAAACTGGAGAAACTCCGTTTGAAGGACTTACTCGAGAAATACAAGAAGAAGTCGGTAATTTACCTAAGTTTGTAAAAACAATACCTTTAGAAACGTTTGTGTCTAATGATGAAAAATTTAATTTTCACACATATCTTGTTGTAATAAAAGAAGAATTTCTACCTAAATTAAATAACGAACATAACGGATATGCTTGGACAAGTTTTGGCCAATGGCCGAAAACATTACACCAGGGTTTGAGAAATACTTTACAAAATAAAACTAATCTTTCTAAACTTGAAACTGTTTTTCAAGTAATAGATTTATTGGAGGAATAAATGAGTAACAATGTTATAAAAACAGACTATGGTTACGATGTTGTTTGGGCCGATAATGATTTATATTGTAGTAAAATTTTAGTTTTTGAAAAGCAAGGCGCTAAAACTCCTTTACATTTTCATAAAAATAAAACCAAATCTTGGTTTGTTAATTCGGGTGCGTTTACTGTACAATGGGTGAATACAGAAGATGGTAAATCTTATGCACAAGAATTAGTCGAAGGGGCAACATTTCATGTAGAGCCACTAACACCTATAACTTTAAAGGCAAAAGTTGACAACAGTGTTATGGCCGAGACAAGTAATACTAATCAAGAAGATTTTTATAAATTAGGATAAGGCATGTTACCTAAATTTGAAAACGACAAGCAAGTAAAAAAAGAATTAAAATATTTTAAAGATGCAATTGATAGCATGGACGAAGGGTCAATAAAAGACAAAGCGTTTGAGCTTTATAGTTCTATAAAATTTTATACTAACATGATTCACGAAGTACACATGTCTCCTATAAATCGACGTATTGATCCAACTGATGTTCGAAGAAATATTGACGAGCTAACTGATGTTAGAAGTAAACTAAACAAATTAGTTAACGACTATAAAAAGTTAAAGTAAAGATAATCTTTTTACTATAATTGGTCCGAACATCGCAGGATACAATTGACATTCATACCTATAAGTTCCGTTAAAAGATTCTGGTATTCTCCAATAAAGAGTTCCGCTATCTTTGCCTTGTGCATCGGCGTCTAGAGATATAGTTCCGTCGTTAGCAACGTGTACTAAATTTTCATCTAATGCTGTTTGTGTTGCATCTTGTAGTTCAAATGGCAAACTTGGAATAGCATTAAGATCAAATGCAACTGTAGTTCCAGAAATAGCATACAAATCAGGATTAGCTCCTGCATAATGAGGCTGGAACAAGTATGCACTAGTACCAGTGTTATCTACTCTAAGTCTAACAATCGCTTGTTCATAGATTTGATCTATAGTTAATCCTGCACGATCATCTAAATTAGAGAAATTTAAACTTCCTGCTTGAGAAATTGTTATATTACCTTCAATGTCACTTGATGTAGTAATATTTGTGCCGCCGATAAAACTTATTGTTTCACCATTTGATACAATCTTTTGTGTTGAATCGTCAGCCGTAACATTAAATGAATATTCAGAAGCAACATCTGACGAAATAGTTACAGTATTAGTAGCATCATTTGAAATAATATCTATATTTCTACCTGCTGCTAAAGTAAATGTATCTCCCGGAGTGTCTGCAGATATGCTTGTAGAACCTCCTATTATAGAAGAAAAACTTGTTTGATAACCTAAGCTATCTCCAGGTATAATATTCCATGCTACTCCGTCATATTGCCAAGTAGTTCCGTTTGATACATATGTATCATTAACGTTTGGGTTAGTCGGAAAATTTAATGCCATTTGTTATTATCCATAAGTTGTTAAATTGCCTATTACTGACCAAGTACTTGAAGTTCTAATAAGTGTAAAACTTACCAAATCAGTTTGATCGGCTGTTCCTGAGGGAACTGTTGCACCTTGCCAATTAATAACAGCAGAGGTTCCATCTATTTGTACTGCGGTAGGTATAAACGGTGTTCCGCCTTGTACTAAAAGTAGTGCTATTGAAACAGTTCTGTTGTTTGTTGTTTCTAAGTTTGTAAAGTTTGCAGTAAAGTCAGCAGCTAAACTAGTATGATAAAATATTGATCCATTACTGGTATTATGATCAACTACACCTGTAGCGCCTGTTATTGGAACTACTTTTTCTGTCGTTGTTTGCAAAGTAATAGTATCTGCAAAAGTTACTGCACCTGAAAATGCTGCTCCTACTATCGACGTTGTTCCTGTAAGAGCTATATCATTAAAACTAGTAGGTATGTTATCCAAGTCATTATAGTCGCCGCTAAATGGTGTTACTAGTAAATTAGTGTTATCTGTTAAGTCACTTACATCAGTCGGTATCGTAGGAAGATCTGACAGACTATTATAACTACCATCAAACCCACCATCTCCGAATGTTGGTCTGTCAGACAAGTCATTATAACTTCCTGAAGTTGCAACTGTAGCTAGTGCCGGTTTGTTAGTTAAATCGTTATAATTACCACTAAATGTAGGTGCTGCTGGTTGTACCCACTGACTAGAGTCGCCATCGTTAATGTAGATATACAGTCTTCCGTTAACAGTATTGAGCCAAAGATTACCTGCTGATGGTTCAGATGGTGCATTATCGCTTACATCTACACTTGCTCCACCATCTGGTTGTTCAGGCTGTGCAATTATTCCTAAATCATTAATTCTCTGCTCTAGTACAGAATCTGCAACATTATCCAAGTCTGCACGAGCAATTTCATATCCGCTTACGTCTTTACCGTTGTACACACGAAGACTGCTACTTTCTCTATTGTAAAATAGCTCTCCACTGGCTCCTACGTTACGATCTAAAAAATCGCTCGGTCTTGGAATAATTCTAATTCTATCTACTACTGGGTTATTTGACGCCATATCCTAATCCATGCTTGTTATATATTATTTATCCGACAATCCGTATTAAAGAAATCCTACAAATAGTGTCTATAAATAGAAGTATGATAATAGATTATAGAAAAGCCATTGATCAAAGGTGCGGCAACGAATTTTATGTGCATAATGACATTATAGTTACTCCTTTTTGGACAGAAGATTTCTGTCAAACAATGATAGATCTTGCCGAAATAAATGCTGAAAAATTTAGAAAAGAAGTTTCTTTTATAGGCGGCGGGCAATCAGGAATAGGCTGGCACGATATATTACTCAATGAGATTAGTAATGAGTTAGTTGAAGAGTATGTTTCTCAATATCAAAGATTGATTTGTCCATTAATAGAAGAAGTCTATGAATGTGGTGATCCTATTACTGGTTGGTTTAATCCTTATATTATCAAGTATGATAGAATAGGACAAAATAATAATCTACATAACGATGTTAGCTTAATTACTTTAAATATAAAATTAAATAATGACTACGAAGGGTGCGAATTGATATTCCCTAGACAAAATTTTAATAGTAAAGACGTTCCTGTAGGACATGCAATGATATGGCCTAGTACAGTAACCCATCCGCATGTAACTTCAGACTTAGTTAATGGTAGAAAATTTTCATTTGTATCTTGGACTTGGCCGCCTTCTTGGAATAAGGACGGTATTCCTAATTTAAAAAATGCAGTTGAGTTTGGCTAGTTATGGAACATACAGTTGATATATCTAAAAATGATGAAATAATTCCTGAATTTACTAAAGCAAATGCTAATCTATTGAATAAACATAAAATATCTAGTACAGAAGAATTAGTTATGCTATGGCGCAAAGAATATGATATTGGACTTAGATTACCTGATAAACTAATTTTTAACAGTGAAAAGGACTTAACACTGTTTTTACTAAGATGGAGTTAGATTTTTTCAATTTCTATATTAAATGCAATGGATATTCTATCAGTATCATCTAGGTTATTTTCTACATAATGTACTAACCAAGAAGGGAACAAAACTAGTTTGCCAGGACTAGGGACCACTGACATATCTGTTGATGTAAATTTATTGTATTGGTCAATGATGTCAGGATCCATTACATATTGCTGTGCTGCTACAGGATGCATAAAAACAATAGGTCCTGAATTATTAGACTTTATATACAGCACTCCTGATAGTAGAGAATTTGAATGTAAGTGCGGCTTTGTTATGTTATTATTTTGATTTAGATTAATCCATGTTCTACCTATCTTAAACTTAACAGTTTTTTTAAAGTCAAACTCTTGTTTTATAATCTGCAAGCGTTCTTCAATTTGATTTTTAATGTCTAAAAAAAGTGTATCTAGCTCGTATTGAGACATTTCTGATTGACCCGGGTCTGAAGGCTCAAGATTAATTTTATCGTAGCAAAATTGTTCAATAGTATTAATATTATCGATTGTAATAGTATCTATAGCAAGAAAGTTTGTAAACACATCCTGTATATTCATCATATCATTCTATATCCTATATTATTTTTTTCAATTTTAATTATAGAAAAACTATCTTGTAAATTATCCTCTGTTTCGGCTTTAAGAATGTGCTGAACACTAAATTTAAAATCATCTAATAAACGTTTGAAATGATCTTTATCATCGATCATATCTAGCATTATATCTGGTATTTTACCTTGATTTAAAAGAGGCAACGCAAGTTCAATAGCACAAAAGTTTGGCCAGTAAGTTGCTCCCTGATCAATTATAAAATAGCTTTCATTTTCTACTTTAGGTAATAACCAGGTTAACAATGTTAAAAAATAGTGCGGGCCGCAATCTATATCGTTAAACAATATGTCAACTTGAGTTATATCTTCAAGACCTTTTAGTGTTTTTAGATTTAAGTTTATGTTTCTAAGTTCTAAAAAGTCATCAAGTTCAAATTCTTTTTGTAAATTTTTAAAGTCGTTTGTTAAAGTAAAGTTACTATAAACAGTATCCTGTCCGTTGTCGACTGTGATAACTTTACCAATGTTATTTTCTTTACACGCCTGTGCAGCTAAAAAACAAGTAGTTCCTACTCCAGTACCTAGTTCTATAACTTTTTTTGGCTTTAACATTTTAATAAGACCATACAAATAAAACGAAAATCCGCTAGTATTATAATGACTATCAGTAGTTTTTGTATAGTTAATTATTTTATCAAATGTATTCATTGTATATCAAAATTTATTGCTATCGAAATTCTATCTTCATCTGAAAGATTCTGTTCTACGTAATGTGCTATATATGCAGGGAACATCACAAACATTCCTGGTTCAGGAACAATACTAAAATCTTTTTGCGTATGTTCAGAGTTTAGCTGATCAATATAGTGCTCTTGCATATCGGGTCTTTTTAGTACTAAATTGCCACATTGTGGATCTGCCTTGACATAGTATATTCCGGAGAATACTGATTTAGGATGATAATGAGGGAAATTAAGATTATTTCTTCTATTAACATTTGCCCATGCATTTTTAATTATAACTCTGCTATCTAACTTCCAAGAATTACAAACTTCTTGACAAACATCCAGACACTGAGCAAGTAACTTATCTTTGGCAGGATTTGAATCTAGCATTATATCTTCCTGCCAACCGCCAACGTTGCTACACTGTCTACCTTGTTCTGTTCTTTCTTTTATTTGTATAAATTTTTCTATCTCAGCTGTGTTTATATTATCAAAACTAGTTGTGTAGAAAAAATTTGGAAAGATGAGTTGTTCTTGTATCTGCATATTAAGTTAAAAAACAATATTAAATGATATTGCTAATTTATTCCCTATAGGTTGTTTTTCATTCCCGTGTAATAAATTACTTTTAAATAAAAGCAAGGAATTAGATGTACACGGATGCTGAATATATCTGCTACTGAACATATTAACCATTGTTACGTCCTTAGACATGTCATAAATGTTATCATAAAATGTTATAGTCGAGTGTTCTGGGGCTTCGATATAAAATACTCCGGTTAGATCAGAGTTAGTATGTATGTGCGGAAAAATAAAATCTCCGCCATTAGATTGATTAACCCACATATTTGCAATTTTTATATTCTGCAACTGTGTAGATGCTGAATAACCGAGTGCTTCCGCATACCCTGTTGCTCTAGTGATAATTTCTTTTGACAACAACCTATAATCTTGATGATCAACTAAGTTATTAACTTTATGTGTTGATGCAACATTTAACGCTGTATTTTTAGTGCTGTTTTCTTGTACCAATTTTTCAGAAACAGACTTTAAAATTGACAAGTAATCAGGTGGTAATAAATTGTCGCAGCGAAAAATAGTTTTTGGAAAAACTGCTTGTATAGAACCTAATGTTTTGCCGGTAGGGTCATCTAGTTTAAATACGCTCATGATAATATTTAACTTTACGGTATGTAATTGTTATCGAATATTGATTGTTAAACTTGCAACCAAGATTGTTCTAAGTGTATTCCTAATTTTTCAGTCAATGATAAAATGTCTTTGACCGCAGATTCACCGTAAAATACCTTTACTCCTGCTTTTTCTTTTGAAAACAGATCGTAGATAACTGCATAAAATTCTTCTTGAGGACTATGTGCAATATAGATTCCTATATTCCCCGGCTGATGATATACTTGTTCCCAGATAACTACATCATTGAATGTAATAGGAATATCTTTATCCCACTTCGGTGGTTGAGATTGAATTGGGGTATCTTCTACAATACCCCAAGGGTCATTTATTATTTGATATGTAGACTTTAAAATTGTCACAGTATATCGTCATACTGCCCTAAGGGAGGAACTAGTTCTACCCATTTTTTTAGTTTTTCACTCCATGCGTATGCTGCACCTTTTTTATCTGTAGGCTGCGGAATTGGTGGAACCCAGGCAGTACCGTTCCATGTCCAAGATGCGTAGGGTTGAGGAGGAATGTGTGTTTTAAAAGAAAAATCTTTATCAAATCTTTCACCATTATTTTGTGTCCAAACATTTAATACAATGTCTTTATTATATGGTACTTCTAAAAACTCTCCAATACTAGCTGATGGACTTATATTTGAAACTGTTCCAGCAAGTGGAAATTTGAACTCGTTGATTTGTGTTCGTTCGTTATCAAACATAAAAAATCCACAAGTAAAATGTTGAACTAGTGGTTCACTATTTTCTGTTACTATAAATCTTATCTCTAAACGATCTGTTTCACTTCCAGGTTCGACGTCTGATAGTTCTTTAACTAGATCTATTTTTTTTAATTCTATATTAATATTTGCTGTTATTTTACTCATCTTTAAGTCTCTAAATTAATAGTCAGATATTAACATATCTGCAAGTTTGTGGTGTAAATACTTTACACTATAGCATATTTATACTGTTAAAAAAGGATCACACACTGTAATGAACGAGTCTAAAAAAATAAGTTTATGGTTCCCTACGCTGATATACGAAAATATACTCGAATCCTTCAAGGATCATAACTCGTACTTGTTATCAAAAGCATACAGCATCCGTGATAGTGCTCCTAGTACTAAAACATCTTGGAGTTGTGATACTTACAACACACTGCTACAATACGATGCAATAAATGACAATGACAAAATAATACAGTCTTTAATTGAAGACTGCAAAAACTTAGTAATCGACTTTGCTAGTGAATTTGGTATTAAAAAATCTGCAGACGAGTTGGAATGCAATGATTTTTGGTTTAATATTGGAGAAAACGGAAGTTATCAAGAATATCATATGCATCCTAGATCCGATTTTAGTTTAGTATATTATGTGCAAACAAACACAGACAGTGGGAATATTGTTTTTCAAGATACAAGTTCGTTGTCAGACTCGTTCCCATTAGTTACAGATGCATTAACTTACGCATCTTATAGAACCTGCTATTATACTCCGAAAGATTCTTTGGTTTTAATTTTTAGGTCAAATCTTGCTCATATGGTAGAAAAAAATATGAGTAATGAAGATCGTGTAAGTATTGCAATGAATTTTAGATTCAAGGAAGGTAAAAAATGAGTCAATTAGTTAACGGATTTTTCACTGGAGATCTACAACCGAGCACCACTGTTGCAGGCTGTATAGAAATTTTTGAAAATGCCTGGCCAAATCCTCAAGAAACTGTTGCTATGGTAGAACAAAGAAC